CTGAGACATGCCTAGGGCTTTTGCATTTTTATCAATAAACTCAGCCTGCTTTTCTCTAGTTGCGCCAAGCTTTTCATAGCCGGTAACTTGGTTGGCTATGAAGGCTGCCGCGGCAGGGTCATCCTCAACAAACGACGGCCGTATTGCCATAGAAGTATCCAACAAAGTCTTGAGAGTTTTAGAAGTGTCTTCTATATTGCTCCCGACACCCTTAAAGCCGCCACCCCAATCGGCTATCCTCTTGCTGGCTTCGGGACCAAAGGTACGTTCCAGCCATTGCATGTCTGCAGCGCCGACGGCGACATTTTCAATTTCTTTTGAAACAAAGCCCAGCTCTTTTCCTATACTTTTAAGACCTTTCTCCCCCTTTGTAAACTGAGCTTTTTGTTCCGCAATCATGCTTTCCATGGCTCGTGGAAAAGAAGCCGCCATCATAGCCATGGGGGCATCCATTTCAGAAATAGTCCCCTTCATTGCGGTTGTGACACCCAGGGCAGTCTTACCATACAGGTCGAGCAAATGTTCTGAGTCTTGTTCTTGCTGTTGAGAAAGTTGAAGTCGAGTTGCGTCAGACTCTTGCGCCATGGCGGCGCGCTCTTCAAATACTTTTTTTGTTATTTCTCTTGTATTCTGTAAAGCAGAATCTATCTGTGCTTGATTAACCTCATAGGCCGCGGCTCGGGAATTGTTGGTTTCAATCTGCTTTCGAATGCTTTCTTCTTTCTGCTGATCATAAACACTCTCTTCTTTCATCTGTTCTAAGCGTAACTTAGCATTATTGGCAATCTGTTGTTGCTGCATACTAGCTTGTTTAAGCTTAGCTAAGTGGGACGCGTACAAAGCAAACTGACGCTGCTGGGCTGTAGTCAACTCATCGCCCATGGCCTTAAGCTTTTCAAGCTCAGCCGCTAGTATCTTTGCTTCTTCTGCTAATTTTTCTGGTGTATCGGCCATGTATAATATACTCCTAGGCCTAATAAATAGTTAGCAAACAGAAATTGAGAGTGACTCGGATGCTTGTTATTTGCTGTTTAGGGCTTCCGTTTCCAATTCAAACTGGTGTTTCAGTTTTTCTAAGTACCATTTTCTTAGCCCGACAGGTAAATTATAGGCTTCTATGAAGCTGCAGACGCCATGGTATTGCAAAATGAAAAACTGTTCATACACAGATTCCATGTATGTCTCATCCAGGCCAAAAAAAATTCGCAGAAAGCGGCACCTCCATTTCCCTCTGTTGGAAGCACTGGCTGCAGGTGAAATCATCTTTCAGCTCTATGTTGGGTATTAATGTAGTATAAATATTTCTGATATATTTTGAATCTTTTGTGGGCATGCTATCAATAAACGCTTCAACTTCTTGTCTATCACATATGCCATCAACACTTTCAATAAAAGCAGACAGTAGTGTTGTGATTTTTGATTCCTCGTTGTCAGAATTGGCCCGGGTGAATTCTTTTTCGCTGTAACCGTCTAAGAGTCTGAGGCCAACTGCCACCTTTGTTGTGGGGAGTTCAACAATGAATAGGCCACTCTCGGGATTAATTTCGATATCGTTATCAGCTATAAATTGTTCGTCGAAACACCGATCGGCTATCTTTGCATTTGTAAGGTCATAAAGGAAAGAGTTTTTAGCAGAACAGGTGGGACATGTTATCTCAGTCTCATACACCCTGCCATACCCGGAGGTCCTAGCTGCTATCATTATAGCAGATCGATCGCCAACCAGTAAACTGCCAGGATCAATATCTTCTACTAGTATGTTCTCCAGCAGCCTGTCAACGGCTAACCCTTTTTTAATTAAAGCAACTGAGGATAGAATATCTTCCTCTTTGGCTGTCATGAATTTTATTTCAACAGTCTCTTGATTGTGAAGAGGGTGGCCCTCCAAATAGAACCTGCCTCTAGAGGGCAACTCTACAAATTCCGTAGGAACTTGATAGGTGAGACCCCCGGATGCTGCAGCTGCGGCGGTGGCGGGCGGGGAGCCCGAACGACTAGGCGCGGTTGTTCGCCTTTGATTATTTCTCATCTAAACCTCTTCTTGTTATTGTACAGGAATGCCGCCGGGGGTAGAATGATAAGTGGCATAATCATATGTTATGGTAGCTGATATACTGAGCATATCAGTATCCGAATTATAGTCTAGCTTACCCCAGCTAACTTTTGTAAGCCAGGCATTTTTTAATGTCCACTCTTCTATAATTCTAGTACTATCAACTAGGCCCGGGCCATCACCAGGATCTACTCCCGCGGGGAGGACAATTCCACCACCATCTAGCTGCTTAATTCTAACTTCACCTATAGTATCTGTTACTTGGACTTTAGTTATACCAGTTAGAAGGCTGTTTTCGTCAATAGGATTAACATAGCCAGAGTTCAATAAGGCATTATAAAATTTCGAACCAACGTTTGGATCCACAGCATCAACAAATTCAATTGAGACATCGTCCCAAGTCACTCTTCCAGGAAATTTAAATTCGTGATTAAGAATTGCGTGCTTAGATGATCCCACTGCGTACGCAGGCTTGCTGCAGGACTTTACCATAAAAGTTAAATTAGATAATTCTGTAAAACTAACTAAAAACCTAAAACCTCTCTTAGGTTGGAACCCTCCTGGTCCTGAATCTGAAAAAAATGGCATGTGTTTAGTCTCCTAATTCTCTTATAAATAGTCTAAGCTTAAAATTAATCATCAAAAGAAGCACCACTTCTAGTGACAATGAAGTCAAGAGCGATAAATTCAATTGATCTAGCAGGCTTCAAGAAAATCTTTGCGTATAAAATATTTCTATCAACCAAGTCCGGAGTTGTAGTTGTGTCATCGAGTACAACTCTGAAGTCAGTCAAACCTAGGCCGGCCTGTACACCTTCGAGGAATGGCACCACCTGACCGGTGAACCTGTCCCATGTAGCTTGTACATTTTGGTCAAACAAAACTCTAGAAGCAATTCTAGAAATCTCTTTCTTGAGATAGATGAGAAGTCTCCTGACATTAATTCTATCTAATGCAGAGCGAGTAACCTGCAGCGTCTTCTGGCCAAAGATAACAACGCCTTCGGCGGGGAAAGTAGCAATCGGATTGATATTAGCATCGTATAGTTTGTCCCTATTAGTAGACGTTACTCTCTCCTTTACTCCTAAGACCGGAAGGCCCGCAGAGCCTTCACTTAAGCCGCCGCGAGTGAAGCCGGCTGGTGCAAACCAAACTGCTGATTTACGCTGTGAACTAGAGAAGGTACCTAGTGCAACAACTGATGGTGGCACATATAGCACAGAGTCGTTTATCGTGTCTCTAATTCTAACAAACGGGTAAAAAGTACAACCGTAGCTTGTATTTACATTCATATCCTTAAACGTGTTAACTACATCTGTAACAGAACCTGCATAGTCAGTATGCGTGGAGATACTACTATGCTCGTGTGGCGGTACATAGTTACCTTTCAGATCAATAATTGCTAAAGAGTCTGCTCGGGACTCACAAGAATCCAGCAACGCAGTATTCAGCGTTGTGTTGGTGATTCCTGGCATTGTCGCGACATCAAACTCAACATACTCAGCATCTGAGGTGACGTCAATAGCTTTTTTCAAGCTGTAGAAGGCGTGGTTATTTAGTTCTGTGCCAGAAGTACCGTCCGGGGATGTATAAGTATTGCGAAGCGGGTCTCTTTCGGTAACATCGAACCCGTCGAAGCCGCCGAACATCGGAGATGTGAACCTGTCTACGCCGGCGTCAAGGGCGCCCGTCAGTGATCCGGAAGACACATTCCAGTTTCCGGCGTTTCCACCAGCTCGCGAGCCTGATACCCAAAGTGAGTGGTCGCTATTAGAGGTGCTCCTCTCAACGTCGTCTAGAGTGAATACCCATGAGTATCGTGACTCACCAGCGGTTTCAGCATACGGGTCATGACCTGCAGGCTGTCCTCTGAACAGGTCATAATTTGAAAAATCAAAACGCTTGCTGCTTTTCACAGTCGACTGGTATCCATAGTAAGCTTTGTTAGCCTGGACAAGACCACCCTCAGATGAACTGACTCTCAGTCTGGAAGTGGGGAACTCAAATGAAGCTGTAAAAACGTTATTGGTATATACCATGCTTACGTCGGCTGCGGCATGTTTTTCGTAAGGACAAAGCGCAGTGGGCAAAGAACCGCTGCCGAGGACATATCCGTTTTCAGCTGAAGCAGTTATGGAGCCGCTTATCAGTTCAAATGTAAGAGGTACCGAAGGCCCGTATACACCATATGGAAGCTGGCCAGCGGCTTGTCCCAGGTCGACCACCTCGGAAGTTTGCACTCTAATTAAATCTGATTTATTGGTATATTCACCATTCTCAGTCACAAGTTTAGTTGACCGATTGTAAGAGTAGCTCATATCCCCAATTCTTCTTTTAATAAAATTAGGTGAACCCGGGTCAAGGCTGAGATTAGAGAAGCGCTCTAACACTACTGGGTTGTTGTCTGTGTCGTGGGCGTCTCTAACCACCAACGAAAAAGTACCAAAATTATTAAAATTATCTGTTGGTGCTTTGATAGTTTGAATAGAAATCTTTAAATCTCTGTTTGAGGATTCGCCACAACCAGGATCAGTCGTTGCGCCAGACCCACCCAAAGCATGTATTCTAAAGAGCTGTTGTGTATCAGTGACTGGATTAAAGTTACTGTATGTGTCGCCACGCGTGTCTTGAGAGATAAACCAGCCAGTTCGTGCGGCCTGAGCAACCTGACGACGATCGTGCCAATCTATGTTAGAAGTGGCGCCGGCGCTTTCTAACTGCAAAATAACACCAAGTACATCAGCATTGGCAGGTGTCGAACCGGTTACTTTAAGTTTAGAGTTCTCGGCTGCTATAAGGTTAGCTTCAAAAGTTTCGCCCAGCCAATGAGTTTTTAAGGCATTAGAGTCGTTACTTGTATTTACTAATTCCGAGTTGGTTCTTGTGGGGTCCGTATTAAAAACGTTTCTAATAAAGAGCTTAGAATCTCTATCAAAATTAAAGGTAGCTTCCTTGACCACGGTACCGGAAAGATTTTTCACCTTGGCAGTGAAGGTGGGGGTGGTGTTACCAGCTGCACCTTTCACAAATATTCCTGCTCCTTCGCCGTGTTGACCGGTGGAGTCTCGCATTGTGCCAGTAAGGACGACACCACCCTCTTGGCAGTACCATACAGCAGCTAATGTACCTGTGACAGCCGGGCCTGAGCCCCCCGTAAGGGCCGCTTGAGCTACTACAGAAATATCACCAGTGGGCAGTGCCAGAGTAGTGTTGTTACCTCCAGAGCCTTGCTTGTCGGCTGTGATTTTTACTTTATATGCATTTGATCCATCGGCCGCTGTAATACCAGCGATGCCAGTGCCGATTCCAGCATTTCCACCACCTGTTGCATATGCAATACGTGCATCAGAAGTACCGTTAATAGCTGCGATAAGATAGTCTGTGATATCATCGTTGGCCGCCGAGCCGGCTGCGATTCCGATTTGATTGGAAGAGCCGGATGTGAATCCGCTGACTACAACGGCGCCGTGCGTCGTGGTGTTCATGTCGATAAATATACTAGTATCGGCAGCGGCGCCGCCGATGGACGCCGGAACGTTAATTACGATTTTATGATCAGTAGAAGATCCTGCCAACCCACTACCGGCGCCGGCGCTGGTGTCTAGCGCGTCTTGTGCTCCGGCATAGAGGCCAGCCCCAGGATCATACGAATCCGGATTCGGCATAACGAACAAACCGTATGCTCCGCCGGCTGTGGCCAAGGTTGTCCCGGGCGTAGCATCAGTTATCCATCCAGCCGGGCCCTTCCCGGTGGAGTCGGCATTATCTGGGTTTTGGCCAAGAATTCTGTACACAGTACATGGTGAATTATTTCTTAGCCAAGCCTGCACAGCGTACGCAGCATATGTGGGAGCAGTCAGTGATCCTCTTCGCCAAATATCACCGGAAGAGGGATTACCAGCGGATGGATTACCAAATTTTGCAACAAATTCGCGAAAAGATTCAACCTTTACGGGACGATGGGCCGGTCCCTTCTCGAAGCGTCCTATAACCAAAGGACCCATTCGCTCTGGTAAAGAAGGTAGATGAGATTCATCAATTTCATCAATGAAAATACCGGGTGACACAAATTTAAATTTATCTACTGACATGTTGTTGCTCCTCGATTAGGCAAGTTCTAAAATTTTATGAACTTTTTTCTTTAATAAATAGTCACGCCTTATCACAAAATCCTTTAAAATCTAAATTCACCATCCTCATCTTGAACTATAATACGCTCTGAGGCAAACCTTATCTGTACTGGGTTCTCGCGACGGACGACCCGGGGCTGTTTCTGGTTCTTTCCGTCTCCTATTAAATATCCAATAACATTCATATTAATTGTTGTTTCGTATTTGCGTTCGTTGGTCGTATAGCTAGAAATGTTATTTGACATAGCATATGCCTCTTGGATAAAAGCCTCGTATTGATTCGAATTGTGTTCAATCATCACCCTTCTATGTGCGTTGGAGACTCTTATAAAAGGTGTCATTATATCATTCATTTGTTCCTGGTACTCAGTTCTCAAAGTAATCGCATAATCAATCTCCACATATATTGGAATGGGAATTGATATTGTTTCATAAACTATCTTTTTATTCTTTTTGAACCTATTCAGTGGATAATGGAGTTGGCCGCCGCGGCGATATGCATCAGCATTAGCGAAAGCTCTCGTTTTATCTTGCTGTATTACCTTATTTATAGTTAGATAGCCGCCCTTGAGATCTCCTACTGGATCTACTGCAGCATATGGAATTACTCTGCTTTTATGGCTTTTTTTAACAGCCTTTCTTTCGACGGAAATGACTGGCAAAATAACCTGGCCGGTCAGATCTCTCTCTATTCCTTCAGATTTTATATTATGAGATCTTTCTGCTCCAGACCAAATCACCGGAACCTTCTTGAACCCTTTATTTGTTCCAGCCCTTATGTCCAGTGTTTCATCTAGAAACTTATATAAGGCAAAATCAATATCTTCCAATTCTGATTTAAATCTAGGGACGTCGCGGGATGTCTCTTCTTCATTTTTTGTTTTAGCTGCCATCAAAATACCCCTCGCGTGATTTAATACATTGTGCTACAATTTCTATGCGTTGGTCGGCTTGACCAAACATCTCTTTTGGTTCTTTTAGGCTCACAATTTCATAATAATTTTTACCGTAAGCAATGAAATCACCTTCTCGAACAAACAAGTTTTGATCTTCTGTCAATCTCCTCTTATGAAAATGTACATTTAATTTAACAGTCTTGTCAACACCATATTTATCTGTTGCAGTTTCTTCTCCTTGGAACTCTATCAGGGTATAAACCCTTACCGGTGACAAAAACGTCTTAACCACTGCCTCATTGTAAAGAGGATGATAGTTTGTGTGATCTATATCAATAGGATAATACACGATAGTCTGCCCAATTACTCTTTCTATTAATTCATCATTAACTTGTTTAACAAGGTCGCGCTCCTTCTTTCCTAAAAATAAAGGAGGGGGAGGTGTTGAAGGCTGAGACCACTTATCGTTTTCATGAGACATCTATTTACCCCACAAAAATATACATGGGAAGTTTCTTCCCAGTTTCCAGGGTATTGTCCGTAATAGCTTTTTGAATTTCTGTTATCTTCTGGTAAGTCAGTTCATCAAGTACTTTTTGTAGTTCTTCTCTCAGAGATTTTTGTTCTTCACGAGCAGAAGAGATCAATTTATCCCCATTTAAAGTGACGCTGTTGCCAGGAATCGGTATCGCACCGAATTTTGAACGTATCTGTCCTAAAGTTTCTTTCACCAAAGACAATGCGAACCTACGTATCCACTGTTTACCAATAGAGTTTATATTTGCATAAGGTATATTGGCTAACGGCAGGGTATTCATGTTGTTGACACCGGCTAGACCATCTTGTCTATCCCCTTGGTCATCCCATGGTTCAGCATCAATTGAGAATTCAAACCAAATCTTTTTAGGTCCGCCGGCGGTTGAAAGTGGAAAGATCCTTAATTTATTATTTCGCAATTCATAAGAATAATGAGAGTTTCTAGAATAGATAGCATCTTCATAAGCCATGGCCTGGGCTTTGTTTTGCCATGGAGGAATTATTTCAAAAGATGAATCATCTGCATACATACCGTAGGTTGATAAATTACCAACTGCGTTTAGTCCACCATAATATCCATAAAACCTCCACATTGCATGCGGAGTTTTAAAGTACACGCGTCGGATTGTTACTCTTTTATTGCCAACTTTATTATAGAAAGGCGAATCTGTGTCATTTGCCGAGCTAGAAATAGCGGCCTGCAAATCATAATCTTGCGTGTTCGGCACAGAATCCACTGAAGAGGAATATATTGGTTGGGATCCACCTATGCCTACTTCTGATATAGAGTGATCCATGACTTTTTTAACGTAACCTAATTTAAATTTAGGATACTTTAATTCAACCTGGCTCTCTTTGAGAGCGTCTGTACGCTGACCATCATGGTCAAAAGTACCAGTCGTGGCGCCGAGGGCGCTGTGCAAGATGTTTTTTGACTGATGTACGTTGACGATATACGAATATTCTAATACTGCTTCCTCGTACGAGGCGTAGATGTTTCCAGCCGTCAACTCGATGTCAAGCACATCGCCACCTAGTTTCTTGTAGGCGTAAGCAACTTGATCGGACGCTCCATTGATAAAATTTACGTCATATAAGTCAGAGTCTGGATCAACGTATATACCAGATGGATAGTGCGATGAATTGCCGGATCCGGGGCCTGTTGTGGCAGTGCTTCCCGAGGACGTTAAGACAACAGTGCTTGTCACAGAAGCTGGGGATAATGTTGGTACTGCCATGTGTCGCTCTCTCCTTATGTACTAGCCACGAATACTTCCACTGTGCCTACATTGGATCCCGGGTTAATTATGATACTCTCTAGATCGGTTAATGCTGTTAATATGCCAGCTGAATCATCGTCGACGTGGACTCCTTCATCAGGAGTGCCCATAATAAAGCTTCTGCCGGCTTCCAGCAAGATAGTGCAAGATTCGTTTGCAGCGCTGTTGTCTTCGTCAGAGTCTAACTGTAGTGAGAGGCCAACGGAGTTTGTATCATCTAGGTTGGTTACGCGAATATATTTTACATTCTGCAAATCTAGCGCACCGTCACCGCCAGTATCAGCTGTTCCCCCGGCTATAGACACAGTTGATTTAAAAACTAAAACTGTTGCATCGTCGTCTGCTGCAATAGTAACTATTCTCTTAAATACGTTTTTTATACCACTAATGCTTAATGTATTTTTTGAACCTTGCTCACTGCCGTTCAGATTAATCTGCTCAGCTATGGTCACCTTCATTGTCGCGCTTGTAATTGTGCT